TAAAAGTTTTATCTTGAGGCCCAACTTCGGTTAAATCTCTAGGTACTTTGTTTATGTTATCATTAATTAGTGTTACAAACGATGTGTTTGCGTTTACTGGATCTGCGGCTGTTGGTGGCCCTGGAGTTGAATAATCAAATGGAACATCTTGCATTACGCCAGCTGTGTATACATTGTAATACTCTTGTTCAGTTTGTTTTACAACTACTTTGTATGTATACCATCCAAGTGGGTTGTAATCAGGACTTGTTACATCACCGTTATATATACCAGGCCAAAAACCTCCACTACCATCAATAGTACTATTAAATGACATTTTAAGTGAATTACCTGGCCACTCAACTATATCATTAGAAAGATTAGTATCATCAGGGTATGGAGAATACACAGTGTCTCCTGAATAAGATATATCATTTATAGTTATAACATCTTTATTATTAGAAAGTATAACACTAGACTGTCTGCCGTATCTATCAGAAAGAACAACACCAACTTGATATGTTCTATTGGTTTTGACAGAGCTACTAGGATATTCTATAATTCCTGTGGTGTTAGTATCTTCACCTATAACTTCAAAAGTTAATGTAGTTCCAGATGCCACACCTGTTTGATCTTCACTTAACGTAAGAAGAGGAGCTACGTAATCCACAACTAAAGTACCAGCTACTATGTTATTACCAGTAACAACTTGACCAATTGTAGGAACAAAATTAGCAGATAAGTTTGTAATGTTAACTGTTGTAGGACTAATAAAAGCTCCATCAGTATCTGCTGTGCCAATGTTTAAATTAAAGTCTGCTTTTTCTCCTACGCTCACATAGTAATCTATAGACTCTGGCGGCGTGTGTTTATTTTGATAATTACCATAAACAATCCTGTTGCTTATAATTTCTTGCGACAAAGCTTTTACAGGAACTTTATCGTAAACTCTAATTAAATCAGCTTCAGGTAAAGTTTTAAAAGGTTCTTTGTTTATATATGTATATGTATACGTGTTTGACCCTGCAGATGTAGAAGCAATTTCACTAATTGGAACGGTTTCAACAACTTGTAACGCTAAACCATCAGACTCTTTAAATATTATTTCTAGTTCTTTTACCTTATATTCATTATTAAGTAAATCTCCATCGCAAGGTAGTGGAATATTTAAACTTATTTCACTAACTTTATTTTCCATAAAATCAACAACAGTAGATCCAAATGTACTTTGTTGATCACCAAGTTCTCGCTCTGTATTTAAAAAATAACCATCTTGCTTAGGTATAAAACAATGTTGGGTAAACGGAGCTAATATAGAGTATTCATTATCATCATACTTAAAGCGATAACTAAACCTAACAAATTTATCTTCTAAAAACCTAGAGTCACCTGCATATTGATTGTCGTAATATGGATTAAAGTTAAAAACAAGTTGATCGTCTTGAGCTAAAGTTATAGGCCCACTTAATGTTATATTAGGAGATGTATAACTATCAACAGTAAGACCTGTATCTTGAATAACCCCTCTGTATTGACTTGCTGCTGTTATAACTCCAACACGCATGCCGTCTTGTGGTTCGTTTGGGTTTGTTGAACTTTGCAGCGCGGGGTAAAAAGGTATTTCTATATCGTTAATAGGAAACTGAGTAGCGTTATTAACGGCATTAGTAGATAAAGCTGTACCTCCATTTGGTAAAAATTTACTTACAACGTCTTTCATTGTTGTTTCATAATCACCAGGAGAAACAGTAGATTCTTGATATAGCTGTATTGGCGACCAAGGATTATATTTAGCTACTGATATTTGATCTTCTGTAGAGTAGTATTGACTGTTGTTAGCAGCTGTATCTACATTTATTTTTCTAGGTTGATTAAAGTTATCTGTAAAAAATAATAAATCTTCTATTAAATTTATACCGTATATAGGAAAATTTTTAGAAAAATTTAAAAAAGCACCACTAACAAGTTTTGTTGCTATAGGAGGATTTTGAGATGGCTCGTATTTATATATAAAATGATTAGAACCACTATTAGGGCTTGTTACAAATGGATCTGTTTTGGATTGACGCGTGCCGTCTGTTAAAAAAATATAAATGCAGTCAGTTCTTTCATCTACAATATAACCTATAGCAGATAAATCACTAGCATAAGATTCTCCAACTTCAAACTCTCCGTTTAAAACTAACGAATTACCAAGTATATTTTCAAGAGCACCAACATCATCACCTTCAGATCTACTAATCTGAGCATTGAAAGCTTCACGATATTCACCACTTGGAATCAGCCTAGCATCTAGGTCACGATTCATTTTGGATTTAATGAAAGCGTTTTTAACTTCAGCCATTTAATTTTAGTGTTTTATCCATTTAGATTTTCCACGCATAACTTGCGTAATTTGATCTAACTTAATGTTAGACAAACGTATCTTCGCATTTCTTAGTTGAGCACTAGCTTCTCTTTTAAGTCTTTGTACTAAATATTCCGGTTGATTTATTCTACTAGCTAATATAGCGTGCTTTATATAAGCGTAAAGAGCTTCTTCTGCCATCTTAGGTATCTTAGTGTCTAAGTTAGTAGAAAGCCCATCAGAGATGTATTCTATAACTACAATTTTATCTACTAAGTTTGCTGAAAATGAAAATTTATTTTCTCTTTCGTTAATAGTATAATAGCCACTAGAGTTAGCAAACTGTGGGTCTAAACCGTAGAGTTGTCCATAACCAAACTCAGGCCAACCATAATAATATTCCCAACCTAATATAGTATCATCTATAAAATCAGGATTAGTTTTTTCTTTTAATATATTATTTTTCCAACGATCTTCTGTCACAGATGTTGTGTCAATGTTATCATTAAATTGATCTTGCACCGGAACACCTTTAGTGTCTTGTAAATATATATCAGTTGGATTTGTAGTGAGCATATTTCCCGGCATAATAACTCTTTTAACTCCAGAGTTATCTATCCAATATAAACTAACATAATTGACGTAGTCTTCAGGCAAGGGTATACTAAGATTATGAGGCACACTAACTTCTAGCTTGTTTACACTTTTTAGTGTGTCATAACTAAATTCTTGTAAACCTCTTTTTGCGTGAAATATAACATCTGTTCTTTTTACATCTTGTATAATTTTTCCAGCGCCTACATAAGCAACTAAAAAGTTTTCTATAACTTCATCAAGTTTAGTGTACGCATACGATCCCCAGTTTTTTTCTACTTCATTTCCATAAGCTTTATCATTTGGTGTGCTACCATAGTTACCACCATCTAATTTTTTAAGTTGCACAACAATGTGTAACCCATCTGCTGGAATGTTATTAGTAAAATCTAAAATATTTTTTGTGCCATCACCAACTGAGTCTTGACCTATACTGTAACCAGATGTTATTTCAGACCAACTACCTGGAGTACCAGTTGTACTAGAATAAATTTTAAAGTTATTTAAAGGATATTTAGGATTAGTTGGGTCTGAACTGTACCAAACTAAATCAGTGTTAAAAGTACATTGAAACTTAAATGTTGTACCATCACCTCTAAAGCTCTGTACACCTTCGTAATATTGCCGATTATTTTCTGTTATTAAACCCATTTATTAACTTTTTGAATTTACTTCTTCCGCTTGAATTCCTTGAGATGCAGCTTGTACAATTTGAGGATCTTTTATAACTACACCAGCGTAAGCTAATATTCTTAATATAACTTCTGTTTGTTCTGTAGCGTCTAGTTCAAATTGAATTGATGTTGTAGGATCATACGTGTAATTACCTAAGGTTTGATTAACACTAAAGCCCCATTGAACATTGTTGGGTTTCCTTATATAACTAACTGTAAACAAAGCGTTTGCGTTAAATTCTTGGTAAAGACTTTTAGGATAAACGTAAATATGAGGTTGACCTGTATTAGCGCCATTAGATCCTACAGTTGATTGTTCATATAAATATACAGGGTATGTAGTGCTTGGTTTAGTATATTTAGATAAGTTCAAGTGCAGAAGTTCATCTCTTTGAACTCTTTGAAGCTCTTTAGTACTATTGTATATAACACTTCCTATTCTGTGTATATTATCTGGTCCAGTAAAATAGTCTTCAAGATTAACGCTTGTTACACTTATAGTGCAATCTGTACCACCACCAGGGGACGTTAAAGTTACAGGACTATCTGTGATATAGTCACCACCTCCTCTAAACAAAGATAAGTTTGTTATAGCTCCTGTTGTAGGATCTACGCTGTTTACAGTAAATCTAGAACTTGTATTTAAAGTAGGAAACAACTGAACGCCTTGATAATTACCTGGAGTAAATTGAGTTCCAAAATTATCTACTATAAAAGAAACTATAGCACCTTCTTGTGTTCTAGTAATTCCACCTATAGTTTTAAATATAGATATCAAATTATCTATATTTTTTTGACGATTAGCATACGTATTATCTGTTTGAGGTACACGCAGCTGTTGATTTAGATCTTCAAAATAATTTTCAAAAATATCTAGTTGAACCTGTGTTGCTAACTTATTAAACTCATCAGGTGTTATGTAACCCCGTTGTTCTTTATTTAATATAGACAACACTGTAGTGTAAACAGTATTTACGTTTATTGCCATTTATATTTTTTTTAAGTATAAGGGCCCGAGTGAACGAGCCCTATACTATTGTTACATGTTATTTTAGCTTTTTCTCGATAGACTTGAAGACTTCTACACCTTCGTCTGTCTTAAAGAAAGCTGCCATAGCAGAATATGGATTTTCATCAAATGGTACATTCATAAGTTTTTTACCATTAGACGCCCATGAAAATGATCTTTGATCTTGAGATAAATTTATAATTTTAGCTTCAGTAGCTAATATTGCAAAGTTTCTAAGTTGAACATTTTCATCTTTAGCGAGATCAATAAACAAAGCTGGATTTTGTCTAGCGAAAATAAGTGCATCTCTTTTTAATTCTTTAGATGACATTTCATTTACTTTACTTCCAACCTCAACTCGCATAATAGCTTCTAAGTGTTCTATATCCATGCTACGAGCAGCATTTAGCGCATCGATTTGTAGTTCCATTACGTCAAGTTCGTCAACTGCTTGAACAGCTGAATCAAACTCTCTATAACGTTTGTCTTTATAAGGGTGATACAAAGATAATATTTTTTGTAACGCTTGTTTTTCTTTTGGTACAACTAAAGCGCCATCTTTAAAAAGTATAGTGCCTAATGTAGCCTCACCTTTTTGTTCATCTACAAATGGTGAATTTTGATTTGTAGCGTAACGTAATTCTCTTTGTGTATTTGTTTCATTGTCATACCATAGTAGCGGGATTTTAGCGCTATGCCTAGATGGTATTCTCAATGTTAGCGGTTTATATTTACCGGTTACAAGATATGTTCTATCTTTTATTTCCCAACCTTGTTCTACTGTTGGTTTTTCTTTTGTTTTTGCCATGATATAATATAATAAAAATGTTAATAAAGTAAATTATTGGAGGTCACGTATTGTGACCCCCAACATTTACATAAATAATCTTACTTAGTAAACAATACAAAGTTGTTAGCACCTTGTACACAAAGACATCTTTCAGATAGGAAGTTTACTTCCATTGCATCAAGATCACTTGTGAAAGCACCACCAACAGATCCAGTCAACCAAGACTTCATACGGCGATCGTCAGTTTGTGACGCTCTGTATCGTACGTGCAAGAATGGACGACGGATGTTAGTACCAAGAATTTGATCGTATACAGTTGATGTACCAGCTGGGATTAATACTCCATCGATAGCGCTAACGCCATATCCTGGAGGAATTAGTCCGTCCTCGATACCACCTCTTGTAGAAGCATCGTTTAGATATTTCCAGTCAGTTTTGTAGAAGTCATAAGAACCTCTGCGGAAACCGCTAAAACCTAAATTCAATGCCATATCTTCTGAATTTTCGAAGATACCATAAGAAGTACCACCAGAGTAAGCAGCGTTTACTGCAGCTAGCATATCATCAAAGCCTAGTGAAGTTTCACGATTTAAGAAAAGCATGTTTTCTTCAATAGCACCTTGTGTATCTAGGTTACGTAGAATAGCATCAAACTCTCCTAACGCGCTTGCAGCTGCGTTAAAACCAGCTTCTACATTACCACGATCTTGAATAGCAGCAAATAAACCTTCTGTACCTTTAAATCCAGCTGTTTCAGCAGCAGAACCAGCACCAGCTTTTTCACCTTCAATAACTGACATTTCTAAGTAATCCTCAAAACGTAGTCTTGTTTCAGACTCAGCTTTTAGATACCATAGATATCCAGATGTTCCGTCTTCTGTAGCTACTTCTACCCAACCAATTTGAGCTGTATCAGAACCAGAAACAACATATTTGTTTCGGATAATGATTGGTGAGTTAGAAAACTGAGTAAATGAAGGATCAACACTTACATAACCGTCAGCTAAACCAGTTGCGGTGTTGTTAGGTGTAGATGAACCTTTAGCATACTCAGAGCCGTAGACAAACATTTTTATACCAGTAGCAGCAAGTGAGCTAGTGTCTGCAGCAGTGTAAGGAGCTACAACTACATCACCTGTAGTTAGGTTAGATGATGTTACAACACCAGTAAGTTCTTCACCAGCACCGTCTAATAGTACAACTGTTTGATTTACAGAAATTACGTTTTTAACGTCTGCACCTACAGGAATACCAATAGTACTAGTAGCACCATTGTTAGTACATCCTTCGTAAGCAATATGCAAACGGTTTTGCTCAGACCAAATAACTTGATCAGAAGTCATAGGCATTTCAGCACCTACCATACGTAAGAATCCAGAAAGCGTACGGTTTCCGTATCGCTCTACTTCTTGCTCATAGATCTCAGGTAGATACTGCTGCGCAAATGTATCAGAATCGCCAGGATTAGCACCTCCGTTAAATGAAAGGAAGTTTGTATCTAGCAATTGTTGTTTTTGACTTGGGACAATACTCCCAAATAATGGATCAATAGCCATAATTAATTAATTTAGTTTTTTAATGTTACTTTTTTAACTTTAAGTTTTGAAGAATCAACACCGCTAATAGCTTTAACTTTTAATCCATTTACAAATACTTCGCCTTGTGATGTTTGTCTTGGTTCAGTAGAAATGTTTTTTGACTTAGCCATGACCTCTTTAACAGCATCAGCTTTTCCTTGTTCATAGAAATGTTGAGCTATAGTATCAGCGTTTCTTGCGGCGTAAATAGCTTTGTGATATCCTGGAGTATCAATAACTTCTCCTTTATCATTTAAGAACATCTTAATGAAATTACCAATATCGTTCTGCTCTTTTGAAACTTGATCAGCATTTTTTACGTTATATCTAAATTTTTTTTCATTTAAATTGAAATCAAAACCTTTGAAATCATTTGAAAAATAATCAGACGTTTTATTTAAAAAATCTTGATTAATTTGCTTTGCCTGTTGTTGCTCTTCATTATATCGATTGAAAAAATCCATAGCCTTTTGCTGCTCTTGGGTTACGCCCGGTCTCAACTTGATCTCGTCGTAATATTTACCTTTTAAGCTTTCTAAAAAGTTTTTGGCTTTTCCAACTTCTTCTTTAAACGCAATTTTCTTTTTGCGTATTTCTTTTTCGTCGTCTAACTCTTCATCATAACTAAAATCCTCTAACAAAAGACTTACGTCGTCATAATCAAGATGCGGTCGTGTTTGTTTATAATATTCTCTCACTAAAGTACTGTTGTCTACGTTAGTGTAGTCTGCATTAAGCCGAACATAATCTTCGACTGTACCACCAGTTTCTTCCATAAACGAAACTAGCTTTTCAATATTTTCAGGTAACTGTTTTGTTTGCTCTGCCTGCTGTGCGGGCTGTTTAGAAACTTCAACTGGTTCATTAACTTCAGTTTCTTCAACTAACGTCAAAGGTGTTTCTAACTTCTCTTCGGTTTCCCGTACTTCTTCAACCACTTCTTGGCTGTCGCTACTGTCTTCGGATTTTTCGACAATAACATCGCTATCATTTGTCTCTTGTGTTTGAACGGCATCTTCTTCTTTTATTTCAACTTTAGTTACTTCAGGCACTACTTCACCTTGAGCTTCTGCAGCTGTATTAGGTATTTCAACTTTAGTTACCTCTTCTTTTTTACCTAAATTTTTAGGCTTAGATGGTTTTTTAACTTTAAACTCACCTTCTTGTTTTACTTCTTCTGACATAATATAATATAATTAAATAATTAAAAGTTTTTTTTAACGAGGTTCAAACTGTTCAAGTCCAAATCCTCCAAGCGCGTCATTACCAGCAGATTCAAAATTTTTTGGCAACTCATCGTTTTGTCTTTGAGATATCATTTGAGATTGCTGCGTACCAATAATTTTAGCCCGTTGATCTTTACGATCTTCTATTTCTTTCTCTCTTAATGTCTCTGCACTAGCTTTAGCTTGGGCTAATTGTATATTATAGCCAAACTCTTGTTCCATTAACTGACGTTTTATATTAGCTTCCATCTCCATTTTTTGTATTTCAAACTGAGATTTAGCTTGTTCTAACTGCATTTTTTGCTCTGTAAGAACTTGTTGTTTTTGAGTTTCAGCTAATGCTGTTTGTTCTGCAGCTTGAGCTTGTGCTTGAGCTTGAGCAGCAATATTAGCTTGTTGCGCAGCTTGCTGTTCTTTAGCTCTTTCTTTTTGTCTGTACTTTAAATATTGATTAGCTAATTTTATATTTTTAATTTCTCTAATATCAATAGCATCTTCAAGACCTATAGTTTGAGTTTGTAAAGCTATTTGTATGTTTTTCTCTAAAAATTCTTTATCTTCCTGTTCAGGCTCTAATTCTAAAAATATACCAAACTCATGCATGTTTAGCTTTTCAATTTCCTCAAGCGTCGATGTGTTAAATTGATTTATTGAATTTAACAAAGCTTGTTTTGTTAGTGGGAAACCTAACATATCTGCAACTCTTAAACTTATATTTTCTGCTACTCTTACACTTAAATACATTAATGACTGTAACACGTGTTTTGTTGCAGTATTTGATGCAGCTGCAGCTAGTTTCTGTAATCCTACTAAAGCGTTTTTATCTGGTTGACTACCATCGCGAGCTTCATTAAGACCCGTCACATCACGTATCATTTGTAAATAATACTGATACGTTTGTATTAACGCTTGTACTTTTTGTATACCTGATGATGATTGTAATTCTTGTATAGGTACTTTACCTGGATTTAAATCACCGTCTATTGTTTTTGATCTACCAACAATACTACCAGTTTGGAAGTACATATTTAAAGCTTCCTGAGGATTGTAATTAGTACCATTACCTAAATCAACTTCTGATAAACCGTCAACATCTACAAACACACCGTCTGGTACCATTCTTGCTAGAACTTGCTGTATTTTTAAGTGGGTAAGCTGAATCATATCAGCAAAGCCAATACATTTACTTACAATACTTTCTATTCTACCCTTGTACATTCGAGGAGCAGATATAGCGTAATTCATTTTGACTTTAGTTTGATCGCTATATGGCCTTGTCATGTTTTCAGCAAGCTGCCATTTAAGCATTTTTTCTTGCCCAAGTATTTTAGCTCCACTGTATAAAACTTCTATAGCTCTATGTACTCTTTCAAAGTTTTCATTTTCAGGCGGATTGAAATCACCTGGTTTTTCTAAAGCTTTTTCTAAACCTTTATCTGTTTGTTTTATTTTAAATACTTGATTATTGTATGTCTTGTATTCAAAATATAAAACTTGTACATTGTTATAATTGTCGTCTTGACCCCAATAATTTCTAGTGTAATTAGAATCACCTGGATATTTTTGTATTTCTTCTAACTCAGCGTCAGTTAAATATGGAAATTGTTTTTTAACTTCTTCTAAGCTTACACTCTTAACTTCACCTACGTAATATATATCCTCAAAGTTAGGATCTTCTGTGTAAGAATAAACTAAATTAGCAGGATCTACATAATTTACTTTTACTCCATTAGCTAAATTAAAATCAGTTTTAACACAGCTTATACCTAACACAACTAAATCGTAAGCTAGTTGTTTTTTAATCTCATCATATCTGTTGTATTCCAAAACATTTGATATAACTTCTTCTTCTGCTATTTCTATAGATTGTTTATAATTTAACTGAAGATAAAGATCTAACTCTTCTTGACTTTCCGGTAAACTAGCAGGATCTGGCGTAGCATAAAAATTATGACCAGTGGCTTCGTTTAATTGATCTATCATTGTTCTGTTTTCGATATCACGTATAGCATTAAAAGCAAAGTCAGTTCTTTGTTTAATAGCGTAAGGATCAGAAGCAAATGATTTTATAATATAACCTTTGTCGGTCATACCATTTACCACAATATCTACAAATTTAGATAATACAGCTACTGGTTTCCAGTCTAAATTTAAATAAGACAAATCACCGTTGATAGATAATTCATCTTTGTATTTAGCTACAGACTGCTCACCTCTAGCATATAATCTTAATCTATGAAAATCTTGCCAGTTGTTTCCAAAACGACCACCAGCACCTAAGCCACGATCACCTCTAAACCATTCGTTTTCAATAGCTCTACCTACTTGGAATCCGTAATCCAAAGTATTCTTTTCTGCATCTGGTACCACCTGACTCGGAAAGGAACTATTCACATTAGTATAACCCATCTATTGTATTATTTTTGAAATGTAACCTGTGTTATCATATTTCTTAAACGATATGTTAACTGGATCTCTTTGTTGTATGTTTACTGGTGTGTATTTATTTTTATTACATGCCATTATAGCTAAGCCAGAACTAATCGTTGCATCAAACTTTGTTCTATTGTTTATGTTAAACTTTGCCCAGTCTTCTAATGTTCTTTGAAAATACATATCACCATATCCATTTTCATTTAAACCCACGTGGTTTTCTATATATGATTCTATAGCAGCGGCGTGAGCTTGCTTAATATCTTCACTTGAATTAGGTATACCACCTATTTCTCTTTCTGCAACAGACAGTTTATTGTATATTTTATCTGGTCTGTTCATTGAAAATTTTCTATAACCTCTACGTTTTAAATAATACAATAGTCGAGGTTTGTTATTCTCTGCAAGTATTGGCATGCCATAAAAATGCAATGCCATCAAAACATCTTCAAAGAATATCTCAGCTGTTGGAGGTCTTGATATATATTCTAAAAAGAACATATTGTAAGGAGCTTGCTCCATGCTGAATTTAGTTAAACCGTGTAACGATCCTTTTGAACCGCGTTTATCTACTGTACCAGATATATCGTAACTATCACAACCAAAAGCTCCTACGTGATCATTACCTGGAAACTTCACTCCATTTTTTATTATTACACGATTTTGTAGATTTATAGGTGGAATCCATGAAACTAAAAATCTACCGTTATTATCAGGTACAAAATTTACAGTTGTATCTTTAATACCACCAGTCCATTGAAAGTTACCTTTTGTGACTGATGTTTTGTTTTTCATATCTTCATTATGATCTATTTGCTCGTAAATCTTAGTTAGATTAAATAAAGATAATTTTGCTTCATCTCTAAATGCATGTTTCTCTGTACGAGGAAACTGACGATAATATTCATTTAAACTGTCCTGATCATCTTTAAGACCATCAACTTCGTTTTCCCAATGTTCTATAACGCCAGTTGTAATTAAGTCACCCTGCGCATCTTTAACTGCGTCTTTCGGTGAGTCGAATACAGGTACGCCATAAGAATCGATGAATCCTTCGTAGTTCCATTCCATAGGTATGAACAAACTATATAATCCCGAGCTAGTCTGTCCATTGCGGTTTCTTTGTGTGACGTCTGATGCATAATATAATTTTTTAAAGTTATCGCCACCTTTATCAAGAGCGTTGCTTGTTGAGCCCATCATACACTTACCAACAACTTTACTACCTAATCTTAATGTTGTTTTTGTAACTCGCCAGTTATTTAAAATGTTATCCGGACGCTCCCACTTACCTGATTCGTCGTGGGCGAGAAGTTTGAGTTTCTCACCGTCATACGAGTTGTCACCTGTGTTCTTCCAGTCGATCGTTGTGTCGAGACCGTCGAGTTCCTCTGGCGTTTCGCCTTGGTCGAGTTTACGCCTCGTGAGTTTTGACGCTGGTACCCTGTAGGCGAGCTCCGTCTTTGGTCTGTCCATACCATCTTGTATGGGTTTGAAAAAGAACGGATAGTTGACTGATATGGGTACAACTTTGTCGGTAAACATTTTTTTAGCGTCAGCCCCTGATTTTGATAATATCCCAAAGCGTGAGTCGGAAGATATTGTTGCTTGATGCACAAGTTCTGATGATGCCATGAATGAAAAACCAGAGCGTCTGTTTTTGAGGTAGCACATACCATAACATCGCTGGTCGGCTTTACATGCTTCCCAGAATATAAAGAAAAGCCTATTTGACTCTCTGTAATCTGCGGCACCAACGTCAATTTTGCTCCACTGCAAGAACATATAGTGAGAACCAGTAATGTAAGTAGCCACGCCTCTATTATAGAACCAATATCCTTCTTCACGTCTTTTAAACTCTTCGTCGATATAATCGTACCATTCTTCTTTAAAATTAACCGGGTATCTTTCCCAGTCAAATACACTTTTAATTTTAGCTAATGGTTTAGGGTATTCTGATTTAGTCCAGCGTTGATCTTCTATTTTATCAGACGCAGCATAAACATTATCAGGTATAGCTGGTAAAGCTATTTTAAGGTTTTGTATTTCAATCACATCACCTATTGTACCGTCTTTACTAATAACAACAACGTCATTTTCAACGTCGTAACCATACTCCCATTTTTTATACCTATTATTTCTTTTTAAAACTTTAGGCTTAATGTGGTCTTTTATTACTTTTACTAAAGACTGTTCGTACATTATCTTGATCTGCCTTCAGCAAAACCTTTAAAACTTTTTTCTTTAGTGTTTTGAGGTTTATCTTCAAGCATTGTTTTTTCTTCTTCTATTCTAGCTAATATTTCAAACGCGTCAAATATAGCAAGCTTTTTAGTTGCAGCTGCATTTTTAAGTCTATCTGCAGAAACGTCATCTTCAGTATTAGTGATAATTTTTTCTTCAGCAACTTTAATAAGTTCCTCAACTGCTTTTCGCCCAGCTTGGATTATATTCTTCCTCGTCTCCTTTGAACTCATACTTAACTAAAATATCATTTGATTGCATACAATATAGTCTTTGTTTATCTATAATAAACTCAAACTCTCTATTTGATTTAAAACCAACTAAATCACCCTCGTATATACCAAGTGACTCTAAGGTTTTATTACCTATTTTTACTATACCTTTATTCTTTTGCTCTGGTTCTTGGGACCAAGCGTCATTATTTTTTATCGGTATAATAAAACAATGATCACGAACTGGTAACCATTTTACCATACGTTTGTAAAGATATATTTGATCGTATTGACATAAGTACCTATTATCGTCAAATGTTTTACTACTATCAACTTCTTTACCTTGATGGTTATAATATCTTCTAAATACATTGTGGTGTATAATTACTTTATCACCTTCTTGTATTGGCGTCTCAAAAGCAGTTGGCACAGTAAGTACCATTGCTGTTCTGTTTATAAGCTTAAAGTTTTCTATGCTAGAATTAACTATAAGTTTATCGCCGTTTATATCAACTTCATTGTTATACCTTTTTCCGTCTGGTATAACTATAAAATCAAAAACGCTTTTCATTAATATTCTAAATCATATTCAACGGATATAGCCATGTTAGAATTAAATTTCTTCCATGGCAATACCTCATTGTTTTTCTTTATGAATATGTTATAAGAAGCGTCTTCGTCTTCAAACAGAATGTGTGATATCTCATGACCACCGTAGACTTGCTGACCTAACGCGTAGTGCATAGCATCATTCTTATAATCAGAACCAATACTGATTTTTCTTATAACAGTACTCATTAGTCTTCTGATTTAACAACACTTAACTCACCATCATCTTCTTTTTCGATTTCAGTGTAAGTGCCGGTCTCTAAATCAATATTAATAGATCCATACTTTTCTTCTAATTGCTTTTTAGTATCTTCAATACCTTCATTAATACCAGCAATTTTATGAAGTAACGCGTGTTTATTTGCTTCTAATTGACCTATTTGATTTACTACTTGACCTAACTCTGTTTGTTGATCTTTAATTTGTTTAAGCTCTTCAGCTGTAATTGATTTTGACATTTAATTTAATTTTATTCTTGTTTACTTTTTTTTGATTTCTCCCAAGTACGACCTACAAAATAAGCGCCATACACTGTAATTAATAGAGACTGAAATATTGGGATATACTCCTCAGCCACTTTGAACCCACCAATGTTACCATCGAAAAATGCTAATGCCGTAAATATAACAGTAAGATATATTAACACTAGCGGGCGGATATTCTTTGATAAAAATGAATCTGATTGCATATCAAGCTTCCAACGCTCGCTTATTTGAGTCTGCGCATCTTGATCTGCTTTCTCTAATAACTCTTGAATCTTTTGTTTAGCAGCTAATCTTTCTTCGTCTGTAGTTGTAAGTTTATCTATTACATTACCTACGTCTTTAATTAAACCGCCAGTTAAAAGACTTAAAAGTTTTTTCATTTTTTTTTAATTTAGCCTTTTTTCATACCCCCAGACTTTACAAGATTTTTTATTTTTTCTTGCTTGGTATTTTCTGGAGCGTCAACTTGACCAAAACCACTAAATGTTTGTGTAGGTTCTTTCTTAGGTGTATTTTTTGGTAAAGTATCTTTAGCCATAGGATTTCCTTCTACCTGTTTTTTTATTTTTTCAGCTTGAGCTTTTGAAAGTTTTTTCGTACCAAAAAGACTATTAGCAATATCGCTAAGATCAGCATCTTGATGTAAAGCTGAACCTCCACTCATGCCAGTAAATTCCGCTGGTGAACCGTGGTCCATTTTATACGGTGACATTTCTATAGCTGATGCTTTATCATCAACTGGCATATCTTTCATTAAATCTTTTTTCTCTTGTTTGTCTGTCTCCTTGTGGAGCATTGACATGTGCATTGCAGAACCTTCCATCATAAGCCCGGTAGTTTTACCTTTATGATCTTTCATTTGGATGCAATGTTTGTGCATTGGTGAATACGGCATTGTTTTATGTTTTTAGTTTATTATTTAAATCAAACTTATACCTAGTAAGATGTACTGTTCTTTTTAAATCACCAGTAAACTTACATATTAAGTTATTTTTATCTTTTAGTTTATACTTTACTTTTACTGAATAACCATTACGCTTGTTAAACAAGTGTGTTACGAATGTGTCTTTATTTCTTTTGATTATTCTTTCTTCTATAACATCTTCATTCCAAGGGTTGTAGTTAACAACCTGTGATACGCCGTAGTCTCCTACGTAAATCATTGTAATGTATTTAGATGTTTTGCTTTCCCACCAACCCGCAAAATTGTCTTGGCTAAAAGCTGTTAATGTAATTAAATTAAATAATAGTGCTAAAAATAGTTTTTTCATAATATTAGATTAAATTGTTATACTAATATTATCACCTATTTTGTTTGTTTTTTAGTTTTATTTTTTTCATCGTAAGCTGTAGAACCTTTAAGCATAAACGCAGATCCTTCCTTTATAATATTACCGGATCTTTCGTCTATTGGCTCTAGCAATACATCAGCTTCAATTTTACCACTTCTTTCATCTGGAAGATAAACACCTCTGCTCATGTCTTGTACGTTTTCTTGAATACCAGCAGAAGTAATAGCATTCTTAATATTGTGTAATTTTTTAAAAGTTACATCTGTAATATTACCCATAGTTCTAGGTGTAACTTCTGAGTAATAAGATTCTAAAGCTTCATCAAAAGCCTGTTCAGCTTCTGGCGTAAAAGGTCTAGCATTAGATTCTATTAAATCTTCTTTTAACTTTCCAATTAATTTTCCACTAGCTCTAGCAGCTTTTGTTAAGTCTCTTTGATGCTGAGGATTACCACCAGTATATACAGCTCTTAAATCAGTACTATAAGGAACTTCGATTCCTGATAACATTTTTTGAAGATTAGTTTTATAATCGTTTTGATTTAATGGAGTTTTTTGATTTTTAGCTTTTTTATATGGCATAATAGTTTTTTTATTTTAAACGTTTTTCTATAACGTGTTTAGCGCCAGGAAATGTATAGTCATAACCTGGGTACATAATTTTAGTGTAACCTCTATCGTCAGTACCTAATACCTTAAAGTCAACTCCTTTCATTGTTATTTTGTTACCTAGTATCTTATTTACTGGCTTGTTAACATCAGGGCTGTTTCTTAAATATCCTTTCTTAGATGGTTTCATTACGCGTTTCTATATGCTTCAGCTTCCCACGGCAAATTTTTTGCGCCTTCTTTTATACTAGATCTTGGTATTACTTTATCTTTCCAATAAACGTTTTCATCATCGTAGTCAAGATCACCTCTACGCATTTGTGCAATGTGTACTTTTTCGTGAGCAATAACTTCATCTATTTTATCCGGTCCTACTTTATCATTTATAATAATAGTACCATTATTGTTAGCCTTACCTAATACACCATCTTCCATATCAACTTGATATATTGGAGTGTTGTCTATTGGAAACGGAGGTGTTAGTTTAAATGCCATTAGTGTCTATATGGAAATTTTTCGTTAAACCACTCTTGTCGGTTGTTGCAACCACAGTTTATGTTTAGACCTTCAGATACTTTATCTACTATAGTTTTAATACCAGTAGCTTTAGTAAACTTAGCTATGTCGTCACCTAAACCTTTTGATTTCATGATTGTGATTTAAAATAAGCTTGTGCTTGTTTTTTTGGTTGAATGTAAGTATTATACCTATTTTGTATTTCTTCAACTTCTTCCTGTGTGAATGATCTGCCTGGAGCACCTTGCACACCACTATCACCTAAACCTCTAGTGAAAGCTTTAGATGGATTAGGATCTACACCACCAGAAGCGCTGCGAAATTGATATCTACCACTTATACCTTTTTTAAATTTTGGCGCACCTGGGTCATACATACCTAAATTTCTTTTATGCATTTCAGGTAACGTTACCACAACTTCATCTAGTTCTTGTGTTTGTGTATCACCTTCTCTTTCGTCCATTTGTTTAAACGGTGAGTGATGTTTTTTGTCATACTTCATATCCTCTTCTAAGTAGTGAATATGTGCAGCATCGTCTGCTACAGAAGCTCTATAGTTACGTTTTGTAACTGGAGTACGTGAGTGTCTTGCGTTGCCAGTGTACTGGCCAAAGTGTCCTTTTTCCATAATTACCATTTTACTTTGTCAGCCCAGTAAGCGGCAGACATTTTACCTTTTTTAATATTTTTTGCATGACGCGCTTTAAAGCTAGCACGTTTCTTTTTCATTTTGTCTGACTCGCCAGCTTTAGGTTTACCAGCTGTTTTAGCTCCTTGTTCGCCAAAGCGTATAATTTTTTCTTTACCACCCTGACAAGCTTTTACTATATGAGACTTTTTAGGGTGACTAGGAGTTCTTCTGGGCTTATTGCACTTAAGAGTTTTTTTGTCTACTTTAGACACCTTGAGCTTTTTTAGTTATTGGTCCTGGTGTATAGCTACATTTAGCCATTTTAAGTTTCATTCCAGTAATACCAGAACTACTACCTGGTGACATTGGAAACCCGCTAGTGTCTAATGGACCTTCCCAAATAGCATTTTCACCAACTTGTCCTTCAAGATTAGGTTTTGTTATTAATTTTTTTATATTGTGATCCATAATTGTTTATTTAATCATTTTTTTTTATTGCAGCTAATAACTCTGGGTTTTCGTGCGACCCTCCTGGTCCAAACGCTTTCATTTGAGCTTCACTAACTTGAAACGGTGCTCCAACAGAAGCTTGCCTCATTGCTGGTGTACCAAAAGCACTTTCAGCCATACCTCTAGTATTCATATTAAATACAGATTTTTTACCACCTTTTTCGTTTGCTTGTAGTGGCGGGTCGTATGACATAGCAACAGGTGTTAATTGAAATTTACCACCACCAGCAGGCATTACACTACCACCCGTGGGGTTTTGGCCTTCAGTTCCCATTGCTCCTCCTGCGGCAGCGCTAGCAGCAGCAGCTTGTTGAGCTTGAGTTGGTTGTACGGCTCGCTGCGCGGCTAAAGCGGCATTGGCTAATACACCGCCTTTGTTTTGTAAAGCTTGTGTTGATGGATCAGTTGCAACACCAACTGTGTTGCTACCTATTACACTACCTACACCAGCTAAAGCGTTTCCTAAACCCATAAAATTAACTGGTGAGTTTTTATCTTCAAACTTTTTTGTACGCTTTTCTATTCTTGCTGCTTGCTTTTTGTTTCTAAGTTCTTGTCTTTTTTGAACTCTTTCAGCTCGCATTTTTTGTCTTACTTTCTGTGCTTCAGTTCGGTAATCAGTGCCACTACTTGTTGGTGATATACCATCTACTGAAGTAGACACGCCACTACCTTCTGGCATTGATGGAAGATTAATTCTCATATCTTGAATACCAGCACTGGTCCCGTAGTCTCCAGAAAATCTTTTAAATCCTTTGGAACCTTGGTCAAGGCTATAATCTTTACCAGCAGTTGGATCTGTAAATGTAAAAGACTGTCTTGTTGGAGTCTTTGAATTATTTTTTGGCATAATTATCTATTTTTATCTTTATTGACTTTATTAATAGCAAATGACAAAACTTTATCGCTATAGGTCTTGCCTTTCATTATGCTATTACGTCTGGTGCTAGTAGGTATATCTTCTTCACCTAGCATAATTCTATACATGCGTGATATTAACTGTTTACCTTTAAAAGATACTTTGTATATATTATACTTTTGTGTAGTCCTATTATACTTTCTCCAAAGTGTAATCCAGTCGTTTTGTAAAAGCTTGTTCCAACGCCTATTATCCCAACTAAAAGAATATGTACCTTCTTCAAAATCTTTACGTGTAAACATATCCATGCAGTCTAAGTATATTAACAGTTCCAGCTCTGCATCGTTAAGATCGTTGTTTTTGCAAGCCCACTTACGTATTATACGATAGTGTTTAAGAAGATTTAAATCCCTAATGTCACCAGCGTCTAACTTCATAATATAACAACTACATCAATATCACGTATAACATGGAAAACTTCTTTACCAACTTCAAGACGATGACTTGCGTTTTTATCGTAGAATATAGTTTTACCTTCTTCTATACCTTTAACATCATCACCACAATGAAGTACAGTTGCTTCTTTGTAACGTACATCAACTCGCTGTTTGCCAGTTAACATAAGACCACCGTCTGTTTTTTTAACGGTATCTTCTTTTTTCTTTTTTATAATTATATTTCTACCTATTGCTTTCATCACCAACTCTTAAATTATTGATTACACAATCTGTAGACAATATAGTGGTAGCCACTGAAGCCGCGTGTTTGAGTGCGCTTTTAGTTACAAGCAAAGGATCAATAATACCTTTATCAATCATATTTACAATATCACCTGTAATTACATTAACACCCATACCTTCTTCGGGCGTACCAACCTCTTCCAGTCCAGCATTATTTAGTATAGTTTTAAACGGTGCTTTAATAGCTTCAAGAAGAATCTTTTCACCAACGCTCTTGGCTTTGGTTTTATTAGATGCATCGAGCAAGGCTATACCACCTCCTGATACTATACCTTCTTTTACCGCGGCTTTAGTAGCACAGATAGCATCTTCGACCCTATCCGATTTTTCTTTTAATTCAATCTCTGAATTTGCTCCAACTTTTACAACCGACACTTTACCTGAAAGTCTAGCTAAACGTTTTTCAAGACGTATAACTTCACCCGGTGCTTTAGCTTTAGCTATTAAATCTTTTACTGAACTAATTAATTCTTTTATTTCATCAGTAGATGTATCTACTTGTAATATAGTTTCTGTGTCATTGGTAATACTTTTATAGCACGTACCTAAAAAATCAGGGTTGATAACATCTAAGTCATCACCAAGATCTTCGTTAACAACAGTAGCGCCAGTAAGTGTGGCTAAATCAGAAAGCATATCTTTCTTATTTATACCGTATGTAGGCGCGTTTACTACATTAACTTTTATATTACCTTTAACTCTATTCATTGCTAGCGTTGCTAACACTTCAGTTTCTAAATCACCAATAATAAGTAAAGGTTTTTTATTTTTAATTACATACTCTAGCACCGACTGTATCTTACGTACAGACTCTACAGGTGACTCAAGTAGTAATACTAATGGATTATCAAGCTCAGCTACTCGCTTATCTTTGCTTGTTACAAAATGTGAGTTAGTTAAACCTTTCTCGTATTGAACGCCGTCAACTAACTCAAGCTCTGTAGTATCTTCGGTTGTTGGCTCCATTACAACAACACCGTTTTCACCAGCAGCTTTAAACGCTTCCCCTATTATTTTACCTAGTTCTTTATCATTGTTACAACTAATTGTAGCAACATCATCAAGCATAGTACCTTCAACTGGTATTGCTTTTTTCTCTAGGTATTTAATAACATTATTAACGGCTTTATTTATACCTTCTTTAATGTTACGGGTATTATCTTTATCTAAATTTTTATAGGCCTCTGTTAAAATTGAGTGCGCTAGTACTGTAGCTGTTGTCGTTCCATCGCCAGCTTCTTGCACAGTTTTTCTAGCAGCTTCTTTTAAAAGCGTAGCACCCATATTTTCTACCGGGTCTAGCAGTATAATACTGTTTGCAACAGTTACACCGTCTTTTGTAATGACAGGTTTACCCTGATCGTCTTCTAAAATAACACATTGGCCGCTAGCTCCAAGTGTGGAGCTAACAGCTTTTGTGAGTTTTTCTATACCTTTAAACACCTTATTCTTTGCGTCTTCCCCAAAGTTAAGGTTTTTGACAATTTTGTCTGACATAATTTAATTAAATTTAATTTGATTGTATAATATTATTCAAAGGTTTTAACTACCTTAGGACCTTTTACAAATTCAAGCTTTTTAGTGTAGTGCTCTATGCTACCATCTATAGCAGTTTCGGCACCATCCATAGTTTCTCTACGAGTGACATCTTGCCACGCGCCATCTTGATCTTTGTATTCGGTTTGAAAATATCCATTTGGTAGTTGTACTATTCGCCAATTAGTTTTATCAGCGATATGCTTCCAAAAGTTTATTTGGTCTTCGGATATTTGTGGTTGACTACTCCACGTGCTAGTCTTGTAATATAGTGTCATTGGTTTTGGTTTTATGTTAGTTTATTTGGTTGCTCTTTCCCGAGCAGGGTATATCTTATATATCACTTGGTTTCAGTGATTTTTACGTAAGTCTTATTCTTAATGCTCCAGCGTTATGGTATAAACCACCAACTGGTATACCACCAGCAGCAGCAGCTGTATCATCTGCAAAATTAAAATCTACTACTGTTGGTAATATAACTCTTGGTACTTGTGGCACAGTTCCGCTATTACCACCATTAACACCACCTTCAGTTATTATAATTGCGTTATTTTTTGCTGGAGCGTTGGTGCCAGATCCAACTGCTATTACAAGTTTAGTTTCACCTAAACCTTGATTTTTATCAGGAGTTGGATAATCTGCTGGGCGATTTCTATATCCTAACACCATAGTTCCATCAGCGCCAGTTAGTTCGTTACCAATAACAAAAGTATCGTTACCAGTTGACGAGTTGTTATAACCAAGTACTATTTTTGTGTTTCCGCTACCTACTGTGTTATCGCCACCAGCTACAAAACTGGACGCTGACGAAATATCGTTACTAAAACCTAACGCATATGTTCTTTGCGCGGAGCTTATGGTATTACTATTACCTACAGCTAAAGAATCAATTGAACTTGTTATAGTGTTTCCTTGTCCAAAAGCAACTGATTGATCTGAGTTACTAGTAATTTGGTTACCACTACCTACAATCAAACAGTGATCAGAACCTGTAACGTTATCGTTATTACCAGCACCAATTACCATCGATGTGTTATCAACTTGAACACCTGCTGGATTATTTGATACTACAACACCGTTTCTAAAAAAAGCGGCTGGTATAGAATCTGCTGAAGTTCCTACATCTAATCTTGCAATTAATGGATCGTTTGTTCTACCGACAGCTAAGTTGTTTTCAAATCTAAAATTACCTGATCTATAAAAACCACCACTAAGCCCGTTTGATTTAAAATTAAAATCACTAGAAGAAAATTCATTTCCTCCAAAAAAGTAATTATTTCCAGGAAGATTAAATATTCTAACTCCAGTAACATTACCGCCGCCATCTACTATTTGAGTTACAGCTGAATCACTTAAAGCGCCCGCCGGCCCATCTGACCATACTGGCAAAGTGTTAGTTGTGCCGGTTCCATTTACACCAGAAGCATCAACGTAAGCTTTTGTAGCTGCATCTTGAGCTGCAGTAGGATCTGCTAAACCTATTATTTTGGAATTTGCTTTATCAAGTTCACCAGTTATTTCAGCAACACCGTTAATAATCATTGTGCCAGCTTCAATTTCTTTTTGATCAACTAATAGATTTTCTGATATTGTAATTGATCCACCAGGATTTTGAGTAATATTACTATCACCAAGAACTTGGCTGTCTGTCCAAAGCGGTATTGTGTTAGCAAGACCTGTACCTTCTACATTATTACCCTCTAATATTCCCCAGTCGTTTACTGTTGAACTATCAGCAGCTGCATCTTGAGAAGCTACTATAGAATCTCCTACTTGTAACAAATCACCTGAACAATAAAATTGGCCGCCAGTGTTTGCTACGATGTAATAATCACCTATAGCAATAGCAACTCTTGTACCTGCACCACCTGGGCAATTGTATATGTAAGCGCCGGCGTTTGTACCAGAAAGTATTAAACCACTGTCAGCTCTAAATGTACCTTTAAATTCTAGTAAACCAGTTACAGCTGTATCAACATATTGTTTTGTTGCAGCATCTTGAGGTTGAGTAGGATTAAGAACATTGTTAATTCTACTTAATGTCATGTTTAGTGACCCGCCAATTTCAGCGTTACCACTTACATCAAGATCGTTGTTAAGTATAGTGTCACCATCTACTTCTAGCATGTCATTAACAAATACTTCGTCTAAATTTAAAAAACCTGCTATCGAGCTTTGAGAACCGCTATCTCCAACGGTGATACTACCGCTAACACCTTGTCCTACTGTTAAATCATCTGTTATTGTTACGCTGTCTGGCAGTCCGATTTGTAGAGTTTGACTGCTTGCTGCTGTTTCTATCTCATTTGCAGTACCTGTAATACTTAAGTTTTGTGTATCAAGATTTACAATGCCCGTGCCAGTGTCTCCTAAGAAGTTTAGATTAACGCGAGCTGTCACATACGATGCTAAATTGTCTGCAGTAAGGCTTTTAGTTAAAAACCCGTTGTCTGCTGTAGTATCTGACACGCTTATTACTAGTGTATCTGAGTTATTTACCGTGCTTACGTACGGGTATGAATAAATAATAGCCATATACTTATTTTTAAAATTCGTTTATAAGATATATACTTACAGATTTCGCTGTTTTTTTACCTAAGTGTGACATAAGCCTGTTACTAATACTACTTATAAGGCTAGTGTCACAAAAAAAGTCGTTAGATATTTAGGAGTATAGTGTTACCCCCTATCGTACTGATTATCAACGTTTTACAAAAACGATTTTAGTTTTACGGGCCCCACCAGTTTTCCCAGATTTTTGCGTATATACCCTTGATTTTCAGTATATTACGCCCCGGTGTTTGACTTTTTACAGACGTACTACTAACTAATCCGGATAATATAGATGTAAATACTTAACAACATGACTATACTACGTACCTTTACTTGCTCTCTTACCGGTGACAGACTACAGATTGTAGACTATAACGGTCACCTGATCTGTGAACCGGCTGACATGCCAACACCTGATGACCAGGAATCATTTGCACTTTGTCAAGAGTACTTACTATCGTAATACTTTTACAGACAAAATACAAGTCAATTTGGATAATAATAATGTAACTAAAAAATACTAATATGAATTACGACATTGATACACTACGAGAAGATATATTCACAGATTTTATACAAGAATATAATCATTTAACTAATGATGAAATATCTGAACTTGTAGATATTGAACTAAATAAAATAATTAATAGACAATGAAGTTCAGTGTTATAACTCTAACTAATTTTTAAATACTAAACAAATATACACTTACAAACTAAATACAAACTAAACTGGATAATAATATAAATTAATAATAACTTTTAAATATAATAACTATGCAAAATTCAAACTCAATTCAATCAAAACGCTTCGTCATTCGCAAATCATTAATAGGTCAAAATACTATTATTGAAGTCACTTTCAAAAGTGGTAAAACTTTCAAATACAATCATGATAAAGCTTTTGAACTAATGAAAGATAATTTAACTAAATTAAATTGCTGGGAAAAATATAAATCTTATACTTCTTCCACTTCAATTCCTAAAGTTCTACAAAATGTTGAAGTTATTTAATTAACTTCTTCATTTGAACTCACTGGCGCGTTCCGACTAGTACCATCACCAGTATAAATAATGTTGAACTAGCTAAGTCACAATGGGTTTAGAGAGATAATCTAGAATCTACTACTAAACGTGAGTTCGATTCTCACCGTGACTACTACTAACTTTTTAAAATTACAATTATGACTATAGATAAAATATTTAATGAACTACAATTGATAAATGAGTTTGAAGCAAACTTCAATATCACTCCACAGTCTAAACAAAGACGTGAAGAACTTACAAACAAATTACAATTACTAATGGATAATAATATAAAATAATTATGCGAAAATTTAATCACTATACAATTCTAAAAGTAGTCGTTTATGGCTATGTAACACTAGCATCACTTGGCATTATTGGCTTAATACTTAAGTTTGCACAAGGTGATTTAAACGCTAATTTTGGAATCTTTTAAAATAACTAACTATGCAACACAGAAATATACCTTACGAATATAACGAGTGGACTACTTACACTGGTAAATCAGCAAGTGGCTATTCATGCGAAGCTTTCGGTGAGTTTCCATACTATGTTACTAGATTAACTTCACAAACCGAACAAGAAATGAAAGAGCGTATCGATGACTTTCTTGACCATAAAGCGGAATATGAAGCTAGACGAGAGCTTTCTAACAAAGCAGCGCAAGCTTATTATGATGAAAAAGCCAAAACACCTGGCTCTTATACAGGAGATTAATATGAAAAGAGACTTATACAAATACCAAAGAGCTAGAAGCTTAAGTAATCGTAAGGTTATTTCTAAAATTACCAAAGCTGAAATTGAAGCAATTGAGCGTGAATACTACGATAGATTTAACTCAGAACTATCTTCATGGGTAGGAGAGATGTACTAAATTACAAACAAATTACAATATCCTTTGGATAATATAATAAATAATAAACTATGCAATCAATTAAATTCTATAAAAAATACGACACTCATCTAGCTAAACTTGGCGATGTTGAGTATAAAGGCTATGCAATCGGCGACTTACCTCCATCATTCGGTTTTATTACTAACGCTGCCGGGCAAGAAGGTAAATCTAGCTGGTTTAACTACAAAGGTTTAACTTACATCGAAAAAACCGAACTTCCATGGTAGTTAAAAACATGCGAGAACTGCTCACCTATGTTGAAGAGCAAAAGAAAATGCGAGCGGCGGAGCATAGACGTCGCCACGCTCACGACGGATTGTGCAGTGGACTAACTGACAAAGAGTATATGCGCTACGAAGTAAGTGGCAAAAAGACTTATTCTAAGTCAAGAAAGTTCACACACAACCGTATGTGGAGAGAAACAAGTAAACAATACTCAGTTAATCAACTAAAACAAATAGCAAAATAATGTACTATATAACTATACTTGACTTTGCAAATGGCTCTGTTGACCAATATAATTTAGGTCAAATTGAAGCAGAAAATATAGAAAACTGGCAAAATGAAGATTTTGAAGAATTTTTAATCTCTGAAGGTTATAACCTTGGAAATATTGAGTGGATGTCTCACTCTGATAACAAAATAAACTATTTTTAATATGAGTAAAATGAAAGAACTAGAGAATATGGCGACATGGATCGCTGATTCTATCGATGATAGCATTATCTCTAATACAGAGTGGGCTATGGACGGAACTAGCTTTGACGAACTTGAAGGTGATGAATACTTACGAGCACAAGAAGCTATAGCAGCTAAAACTGTTGAAATACTATATAACAGGTGGTTTACAAACAAAATACAATAACTACTGGATAATATAATAAACAAAAACAAACAAATATGTATTGTAGATGCGGAAATTCTGTGCACCCAGTGCGAATAGACTTAGGTTACAAGACTTGTGTCGAGTGTTCAACCACTCAAACTTACAGTTATGTACCTATCATTGAGCACAAGACAGGCAATACTATTCAAATCGTTAGCCAAGAAGTATCAGCGAGTGTGCACAGAGCTTGGCGACGTAAGTAGTTAACAAAGTTCTCTAAATAAACACTATTAACTACTAGTAGTTGGAAGGTGCTGCTGTTAGCGGCAGACTACAAAGCCACACTGAGTATGCTGGCAGACCAGCGTTGTGGCTATATAGTGCGAAGGACAATCACAGCTTGAAATAGTAGTGCACGATTGTGAAGCGCGAGGCGGCGGCATACTGGTCACGTTAGTGCAATTAAAGGCGATAATGGTTCGGCTCGATGCGCACAAAACAGAAAGAGCGGATAAATGACAATACTAGTTAACTACCAGTCCGTAACTGCTGCCTTCAGGGCGTGAAAGGTCAGGAAGTGTATGAGTTGTAAGTACACCAACGCAGGTTCGATTCCTGCCACGTCCACTATGAATACAAGAGAATTATTTTTAACAATAGCGTTATTTTATTTATCGCTTATTGCCGTAGCTTTATTACGGTGATTACAAACAAAATACATTATCTAATGGATAATATATATAATTATGACTAAAATTAAAACACTTAAACAACGACTTAAACCACATATCAAAGCAAGGCTTGAGGCTAATGACCGTGAATATTCTCACGTAATACGCAGTTTGTTCATTAAATTAGATAAAACTAAGTTTATCACTGAACTAAAAATTTGTGACATTCGCACGTTACACTCGTTTTCTGATACAAGTTTACACAACCTTAGCGCTTATGATGTAATGTGGTGTGAGCACTTATTTGATGACAATGACTGATACAACTAAATTACAAGCGCACGATAAAGCTTTTGCAAATATGCATCAGTTATCTATCGATATGGCTAAAACTAGACTTCAAATCGAAGGCAAAGTAGCCAGTATATTTGACAAAGAGCAATTACAAGCTACATTGGATTCTCAGCTAAGAGATTTCGATGCATGGAATTATATAGCAACTTTAATAGAAAAAGATTATGGAAAACACAGCTATGTTGATGAAATACTTGGGCATCAACGAGATTACGACTTCGCGGCAGAAGGCTAATGGTACAAGAGCTTTTGAAACACCGTTTAAAGTACGAAGAAAACCAGTAAGATTTTATTCTTACAAAAGAGGTTATGTTCGTATAGACAGAAACTGCCACTCAATGTACCAAATAAACAAGACGTATACCGTTGATTATAAGGCAGTTGGATGGGACGGTAAGCTTTATGAAACTAAAAGCAAAAAGCGTATTATGATATACAACGAAGAATCTAGACTAAAATATATTCTAAAGTATATAATGAAAAACTATTTTAAATGGAATAACAATGACAGATAATAAATTAAAACTAGACGACGAGCTATTGCGTCAATTGCTATCAGAAGACAATGTTACTGCAGCCGATGACACTAATCAAGATATTATGCTTGAGCGTATTAAAAACCATTTTGACTTTGAAATTACAGATGGTTGGGCTAAAAATCCTGACATGATGTTTTACACAGAGACAACTTCTGACGGTTATGAAGTGTGGGTAGCAACAGATGATGATCAACGACCATCGATCAATGAAGATATATATTATTATGAAAGCGATTGGCTTGAAAAGATGCCTGACGCTATGACAGATGGTATGACTATTTACTTTCAAGAACTCAATGATGATAACTATGAGTTTCAAGAAGTTGTACATAATGTATACGAAGAGTACTACAATGACAAAAGACAAGAACTAATTGAAAAACTAATTGACGACGGATATGAGTGGGAAGAAGAATGATACAGGCCAAACTCCATTACCAAAATGGTATGATGGCGACACATACACGCAATGGGAAACAGTGACTAACCCTTTATCAGGTGAGTCAGCTATGCTATCACCCAATGAAGTTGCAATGTACGACTTAATCATGGGTAGTCAAATGACTGGACACTATGATCTTACACGTAAAGGACTTGACTGGTTTAGACGAGCAAATCCTAAAGCGTATATGACACTACTAGATTAGTGTCTAACTAGGCGTGAAATGGTTGGGCTGTTGCTTTGCATTCTGAGCTTTAGCAAGATGTTTACTTAGCGCAGTGATATAGGTTCGATTCCTATCACGCCTTCTAACTTTAAAATTAATTATTATGCCTAACATGAGTTATTGCCGTTTTGAAAACACGGTAAAAGACATGCAAGACTGCTTAAATGCGATTGAAGACCGTGAAGT